TTCTTGCTTTTCTCTAAAAACTTTCAAGTCAGCTTGTATTTTACTAGCTTGATTGAAAATTTTTCCTTTTTCTTTATATCCTTCTACTAAAGAATCTACTTCTTCGTCTTCAAGATTTTTTACAGAGCTTAAATATGTTTTAACTAAAGCTGTAGCATTATCTTCATCTTCAATATCTACATCCACCCAATTAGTCTCACTATATAAGTTAATGTAATCTTCAATGTTTCCTCCGTCTTTAATAAACCTAAGAACACCGTCTACTTTAGGATCCTCTACTTTATAAACGTTTTTTACTATGTTTAAAGCTCTTTCTTCAAGAGTTTGCTCATAGGCTTCAAACAAAGTTTCTTCGTTTCCATCCCAATCTTCTGGAAGATTTAAGAGATTTTTTTCTTGTAACTCTGATGCAAAAACTTTTAAAGGCTCCAAATCAGTTTCATCTGATTCTTCTTCTTCTTCAGCTACTTCTTCAGAAGCTTTTTTCTCGTTCTTTTTTTCTAGTATTGCTTTTTTCTCTTCTTCTGATAATTCCAGTTCATCTATATTATCCTCGTCTATTAAGTCTTGGTTTACTAGAGAGACATCATCATCAAGATCTTCATCATCTTTGTTATTAAGTTCATCTTCATTTAGAGTTTCTATTTTGTCTGATAAATTATTATTATCAAGCATTTCTTCGCTAAACTCTAAGATTTCAAAATCTAAGTTATTTTCTGACATATTATTTTTTTTTGTGTGTGTGAATTATAATTGCTTTGTAATACAAAATTGAAAAAAAATTATTTTTTTGTAAATTATTTTTTTTTATAATAAAATAATTTACTCTGAAACCCTTTATTTACGGGCTATTTCTTTTCATTTCCTTTTTTCTTCATCAAGCTTATTTCTGTTTCAATTTTTTTATTCTGAAGTAAAATTTGCTCTATTTTAGCATCATTGAGGTCCGTAGCAGCTTCACTTTCATTTTTCATCATCTGCAACTCAATTAAATCGTTGGTGCCATCTTCATTAACATCATTGGCTCTTGCAAAACGTTCAGCATTTAACTCTGCAGCTCTTAAAGTAGTTGCATTTTTGTCGTCAGCCATTTGTTTTTCAATTTTCATTTTCTCTTGTTCAGATTGAATTTGCATTTGCTGCATTTGCATTTGTTGCTCTTGTTGAGCTTTTTGCATTTGTTCTTCTTTTGCTTCTTTTTGTTCTTGTATTCTATTTATGATATTTTTTACCTCGGTAGCATTTTCAGTAGTAAGAATCTCTGTAGCTACTCTTAAATCACCATTACTGTTTTGAATAATAGGTTGAATAAGGTTTTTTAATTGACCAATAATTTCTGTATCTCTCAAAGTATTGGTGATAAATACTTTATAATTATAATTTGCAAAATCAGCCACCTCTGTGTTCAAAGTAGCAACACTTAAGTCCGAAAGAATGTAAGAAGCCTTTAAAGGATTGTCCTTGTAAATTACTTTACATATCTCAATATAGTTTTCTACAGTTCTTTCTTTTACATAATTATGCATGTAAAACCATTTCTCTGTCTGATTAGAAGACTGTATAATACTTTGTTGATTATTACCTATAGATTCATAAGGAGATTGTTGGCCTAAACGGCCAGGGTTATAACTCATAGATTGAGCCATTTTTTTCTCAATATATTCTAATAGTTCAATTTTTTGACTAATTTCTTGAGTGTGTGATAAATCTATAGATTTCCAATACTGAGGATCTACTCCTACAGTTCTCATATCTCCTTCTCTTGAAGCAGAAATTAAAGCCACTTTGAATTTCTTGATATAAGTCATCCATTGTGTTGGAGTCATTTCTTTTGGAATCTGCTCAGAAATACCCATCAATACTCTTCCTATATCTGTTTTCATCAATTCAATAATTTGATTGATAATTACATTGTACAAGAATTGCCAAGGTTTTCCTAAATCTGCAATAGCAATTGGAGCAGAGTTTCTAGCAGAATATACTGATCCTGTATAAGGGCCTCTTATTTGAAAAGGATTGTCAATATCTCTGTATTGATTAGGGATAGGTTCAATTTTCAAATAAATTTTAGGATTTGTAAAAATTTTATATCCATGCCAGAATTCAGGAATAAATATAATTTCTTGTTTAACATCTGTTTCTTTATTGAAAACATATGTTTCATCCGCAATAGTTTTTTCTAAGGTTCCATTTTCATTAAGCCTGAAAATATATTTTATTTTTTTCAAAGATTTCCAAACCACATGGGTTACACGAAGTCTTCTAATTTTAAAGTTATCAGTGTAATCATCTTCCCAAGGATCCACCCAACTAGGAGTAGCCTCTGAATCTGTAGGATTCATAATAGCATTAGGAATAATTTCCCATACTTTAGAATCACTAGGAGAGTTTAAAGTAGACTCATATTTATCAAATACTTCTCGCTCTTCTTCTGTAATAATATTACCAAATTTTTGGTATATTTCATATATAGATATATATTCATCATATGTACACCAATCTGCCTCATCTAAAAAATCTACATCTTTAGATTTAGCATAATTAAAATACAAAGGATTACAAGCTTTAATAACAGGCTTACCATTTAGTTCTCCTGTCCAATATATCTCTTCTCCTGAAATAATCACATCTTTCCAGCCTTTATCAAATACTAATTTAATTCTATCTGTTCGTATATGATATTGTAAAAGCTCATCTGTAAGTTTTTCTTCAGGAAGTTTAAATCCTTTGGCCATATAGGTTTCTACTTCAATAGGAGTCATTTTGTTTACAGTTTCTTCCAGTTGAGCATCAAGGCTATCAGAAATTTCCTGTAACTTATTCATGTACTCAGGATCCATAGAAGGGTCCATCTGAGCTTTTATTTGTTCCATTCTTTTTTGATTGGCCAATTTAGCTTTATTCAAAAGATCCTGTTTAACAATTTTAGAAGTATTTTCTACTAAAAGCTCTCTACGAGTTTTTTGTCTAATAGATTCACTTGTGGAGTTAGTGCTTACCACTCTCAAATTAAAAGGTCTTTTAATCTCTTCTCCTTCTAAGTCGTGAAGTACTGTTTGCAATATTGGAAAGTGAATAAAATCACTTTGATTGATTTCCATTTCAGGAATATCCATACCTAATTCAGTTTGAATAGTGTTTCCTGTATTTATATAACTGTTAAAATCCATTCTACCATTGTATAACTCGTAGTTGATTTTAAATTTTTCTTTTTTCTCGTTATAATAATTATATTGGTTGCATAGGTAATCCATTCTCTGCCTTGCCCAAGCATAGTTGTCTGCTATTTTTTTCTTATAACTCAACCTGTCACTTCCAGGAGAGTTTAAGAATTGCGAAGTTAAACTACTATTTATTACCATTATTTAGTTTTTAAAAAAACAAAATTAATTAAAAATTATTTTTTTATAAAATTTAATTTAATATTTGAGTAAATTGGTGTTTTTTAATTGATTGCGGTACAAATCCGTGTAGAAATCTTTTGAAGTAGTTTGCACAATTTCTTCTGTTTCTTTTACAATCATTTCTCTATCTTGTTCTAGCCACAACATTAGAAGTAAAAATGCTGATACACGGTCAAAGTTTCCTTTATCATTATATTGTATAAGCTCTTCAATTAATAAATCATCTTTTAATGTATGTAAATTTCTAACTACCACTTCTCTTTTTGTACCATCTTCTAGTTCTTCTACATATTTCTTTTTTTCTTCTAATAACCATTGTTGAGCAAGTCTTAACGCATATTGTTTCAAAGGAGCTGTCATTGGTACTCCTACGTCATATTTTAAAGTGGGATCCTTTATAGCTTTCTCAATAACTTGTTTTGGAGTGAGAGCCAATATATGATAATTTCCTGTACGCATACAGTAGTTTTTAAAGTCAATAATGTTATTCTCAAACATTACTTCCGCATTAAAGTACTTGGCGGCCAATACACAATTTAAATGTATTTCTTCTGGCATATCATATCTTCCTACCCACCATGCAACTAATTCATTACCATTAGCATCTACAGTATTATTAGATTTATAGACATAGATTGCTGCTAACGAGGTACCCCCTCCTTCATCTCTAATCGGGTCATATACAATTTTAAAAAGATTTCTAGGTATTATACCAGCAGGAGGATGTTCGTAAATCTCCCAGGCACTTCTCAAATCAGATTTAGAATCGTGAGGAAATCTATCTATAGGTTTTAAATCTGAATTAGGCTTGAACTTAACTCCTGAAATATAATCTTTATCTTCTACCAATGACCCTACTGTTCTTAAATGTTTTTTAAACTGGTACCTATCATTAGTAGCTTGCTGTTCTCTAAGCATTACTATTGGGAATTTATTACCTGTTTTTGACAAGAACATTTCTGAAGGCTTAAGCGGCCTAGACATAATATACTCATCATAGGCCGAAGTATTATTAGCTTGTTTTTTCTCTTCTCTTCGCTCCATTTCATACTTCAAAGCGGTTTCTACATCTGTATTTCCGTTATCATCTTTGTAAGCTAAGTTTGTATAAATTGCTGGTAGGAAAAAACCTATTACTCCCCTGCCTTCGTAAATATCTTTAAACCCTAAAAAGTCATAAGCTTCAGGGTCTCTAAATATAATCTCAGATTCAATAACTTTTTCCATGTCTCCACCTGTTCCAAGATAGAAAGAAGACCCAAACTTACCTGCTCCCATATCCTGAGTAGATTCGTTGGCACCATGCACTGTAAGGATTTTATCTTCCAATCCCACCTCTTCTACTACTAATACATTGTAACGGCCCCCAACGGCCGCTTGTTTATTGTCCTTATACGTTTCATGAATAAGTAAAGATCCTGTACCTTCTTTCACTGTAGAATTACCTATTTTCTTCTCGTACTCAAATCTATAAGGATTCTTAGAATTACCTACTTTAAGCGTACCAGAAAAAGCCCTACTAAAAGGAGAAGGAAAGTATTCTCTGTCAAAATATTCTCCAGGCAAGTTTTTTAAAGAGTTGGAGAATTTATCTAATAGTTGAGAAGATTTTCCAGAACTAGCAGATCCACAAAAAATCTCCACTTTATTATTTCCTGAAAGATAATCTTCTACCGTTTTAGCCCCATCAGATAACCATTCATGTTCCATTAATGCTGAGGCCATAAAGGATTTTCCTCCCGATCGAGATCCTAATAAAAATAAATTCAAAGCATTATTATCATAAATAGGATTGCCCAAATTCTTATCATGAGTCTTATTTAAGTATTCTAAAGGATCTATGTATGTTTTTAATGAACCGTCAGTCTTATAACAATAATCAGATAGGTTATTTAAAAATTTTAGAGGAATGTCAGGGCCAGAAGGATTATTTAATTTATCCTCTTTTAGTTTAACTGTCCAATTACAAGTGTATTCTTCATCTTCCTCAAATCCACTAAAACCTCTACAAATAAACCAACAATTTAATATTGTCCAGTTTATATCCAATAAACTAGGTCTTGATTTAATACGCTGTTTACCATCTTGAATAGTAATAGTGTGATAGTTGGTAAAATAATTCAACTGAGGATTCATATATCTCCAACGTAACCCTTCAGGAGTATTTTCTTGCCGCCACACTCCTAATATAAACTCTTCTAATTCTTTAGTCCAATACTCATCGTAAGCTGTACTATGAGGGTGTAAAGACGGGTGGTTTTTTATAAAAGAGGTGTTATCATATATTTTTGGAAATATATATTCAGTATTAATTATCATTTATGTATAGGAGCTCTAGGTACAATATCATTTTTTTTAATTATAATTTTTTTGGTGAGCATTTTTATAAGCTCTTCCCTAATATTGACTTGTTGAACTTCATATTTGTCAATGTTTTGTGAAATTTTTTCAAACAAATCCACTAAGTTTAAATCAGGATCTTTGTTTCCATCTATTTCAATGTAGTTGTGTTTCAAGTCAATCATTATCATCATAATTTCCTAATCTATTTGTTCATTTACATGTTCTAACGCTTCAGATTGTTCTGTAGCATTTTGTTTAATTCTTTCTAAAGAATCTTGCATTTCTTTAAATCTTTCTTTGGTATAGGTTCCAAGAAGTCTTGATAACCAAAAGTAACTTCCATGTTTTAACTCTAAAGGATTTGATTTAGCTTTAGGTTGATTGTATTGATTTGGTTTGTTTACTGGGTACATAATTTATTGTATTGTGTGTGAATAA